TTTTAATTTTGATGGTTTAGTCGTTACTGCTGTTTTTAATTTTGATCCAGGATTAGCTGCTCTATAAGATGCAACGCCTTTACGGTTCAGGCCTCCGGATTTAGATTTGCCTTCTTTTCTAGTCCAAGCTGCAGTAGCCATTATGCTTTCTTAGATGTTTTTTGACTTTTTTTAATTGCTTTAGCGGTAGGTGCTCCTTTAGCTCCTTTAGCTCTCATTTTTTCACCACGTTTTTTCTTCATAGCAATATTATACCAAAGCCCTTTTTTAGCTGTACGTCCGTCTTTAGTTTTGTGAGTATCTTTAGCCATTATTTTTTTCCTTTCTTTTTCTTTTTAGGAATAATTCCTTTTGCCATTAAAATATCTTTTTTAGTAATTTTACCATCACCTGAGTGATCTGGAAATTTACTTTTCTTTTTTGTTTGTTTTTTCATTTTATTATCCTTTTTGTGCAGCCTGACAAGCAAGACATCTTTTTTTAAAATATCTGTGTCCAGGACATGATTGTATTAGAACCGGTACATCCGGCTCAGGTGTTTTTGTATAGTATTCAATATGCTCATCTACTTCATCACATTGACATGCTTTTATATGAAATATATCACATATGAATTTTTTAACAGATTTAAACATTAATTAAGATTTTTTGTTTTTATTTTTCTTAGAAGCAACTTTATTTTTCTTAGAAGCATTTTTTACAAATCTTGGTTTGTAAGGTCTTGTTCCATAATCGTTTCTCATAATATTTTCTCCTTATTATTTTCTTTTTATCAGATCTGTTGCCTTAAGTCCATAGACGGATGCAATGACGCCGACAAAAATTGTTTGATACCAAAATGGTAAATTTCCAAAGTGGAAAAAGAATAACTCCATTTTTTCCATATGTACAGGATTATCTGACCAGACTGACCATCCCAACATTATGATTGGAATTGACAATAAAAGCAAAATAAATTCGTCTTTCCAGTCCGATTGTCTCGCTTCTAGTAATTTTCCAGAATACTCTAATTCTCCAGTACTCATTTTATAAGCATGTTTCATAGCAGCATCCGACATAAGCATCTTTGTCTGTTGCTTATTTTTGTAAATGTGTGAGCCTGCAGAAACGGCTAATTTAATTGCCGATAACCACATATTAAAACCAAGTAGCTTTTTGAGGTTTTCTAGTTTTAGTACCTTTAACAGTAACCGTGTCGCCTTGAGCAATGTAGCTTTTTCCTCTGATACTTGATTTAGATCTAGGATCTAAATGCAAGTTTTGAGAAGACTCTTCTACTTTAACTCCGCCACTAGCGTAACCATCTTTGTTTACTCCAACTGCTTTTGTTATTTTTGGGTCCTTCATAATTTTCTCCTATTTATTTAATATACTAATTTTTAAGCCCTTTCAAGACATTTACATCTCTAGCTTTCATAGCATCTGATGTTAATTTAACGTCTGCAGACATCATTGATTTTTCAATGGCTGTATCAGCTCTTAGTTGAGCTAAATCTTCATTCTGCTCAAGTTTTCTATCATTTAGATCTTTTGCTTGAACCATTTTAGCTCTATCTAGATTGATTCTAGCTTCATCTTCTTTTGTCTTACGTTCAGCTTCCATAGCTTTTAAATCAACTTCTCTTTGTTTTAATTTAAGTAATGGATCATGATCAAACTGAGAAGTAATTTGTTTTTCTTCCTTCATAAAGTCTTCAGTCATGTCAGCAATCAATAACGCTTTTCTGGCTTCTATCTTTTGAGATATTTGTTGTAGCTGTTGTTGTGCTTGTGGGTTTTGAACTGCCATTTGTTGTAGCTGTGGTAACATTTGCATTTCCTGTGGAAACTCTAATTGTACCTGTTCTTGTGCCATCAATGATATGTGTTCCATAATATTTTTCTCTAACGCTGCAGTAATGCTAGGATTGTTTCTAACAAAATTACTTGCCATAAAGTTTAAGTGAGCAGTGACATGTGCTCTATGATCTTGTCCTGGAAAAGCTTGAAATGCTTTTTGTCCCATTGCATCTATATGTTCCATTGCAGGATCTTTAGGTTGATTTGGTGGAGGTGGTGGTAAAACTCTATCTATGTCTTTTACACCTATTGCTTCATACATACTTCTATACGCCATGTACATGTTATGCATAGGTGGGTTAGAAGTTGCTAATCTTAATTGTTCTTGTGCTAATGAAATTCTCTGACTCATTGAAAATATATTAGGATCAGCTACTGGTAATATATCTACTCTTTCATCAAAGTCTGTTGCTTTAATATTTCTAGATGCACCAGGAACATCATAAGGATATTCTGGTGGTAAAGACTCACCAAATATTTTAGCGAGTAATTTAAATTCTTGTTTAAGACCTACGTAAAGTCTTTTATGGATTGCTGACATTACTCTTGAACCACGTTCTAAAAGAGCCACGGTCGTACCAACAGCGGCCTGTTGATTCCCGTCCCCAACCTGCATGTCAGCAATGGACGCGAATCTTTGTCCTGCTTGAACTACAATTCCCATTAACTGCAATAATGTAGCTGATGGTTCTTTGTAAGGTAAGAATACGAAAGCATCTTTTAGATTACCACCTGGAGTGTCAACATCTTTAAATTCTCCTGGTTGAATCGCTGTAGAGTCGTCTTTTACTCTAACGCCTCTTTGTTTAAATCCTGCGGGTAGGTTTGATAATGTCCCAGCATCTAATAACTGACGGAGAGCCGCAGTTGCAGTACGGCTCAATCCGCCAATCATATGAATTAATCCTAAGCCATAAAAACCTAGTCCTGGCAGAAATTTGAAGTGGACGAAATATTGGATTTTATTTTTCTTTGGATCATTGGGCGCAAAGTTTCGTCTTATAGACAATACTTTCCTACTACCTTCTTCGACTGTAACGACGTAAGGTAATTTTATTCCCGTTGGCTCTCCGTCAGGGCCAAGGTCTTCGAATCCTTCCAAATCTAAATCAACGTGGCATTCTAGAATTGTATACAAAGGATCTACTCTTTGGGATTTTGTGACACCTTCAACTTCTCTCTCTTTGTCTTCAAGTTCGTTAGTGACTGTGCCTGTTGGTTTTGTCAATTCGATGTCAGAATAGAATCCAGATAGCATCTGTTTTCTTAAATCGTTTTCTGACATCTTGACAACGTGGATGACTGCTTCCGCATCGTCTAATGAGGTAGCCGTATATGGAACAACAAGATCATCCGCTGGAACAAATTTACTTACTGCTCGTCCCAATAAATCGTCGTAATAAACTTTTTTAAATGTAGAACCTGATAGAGGTAGGTAAAATAACATTTGATCAAAATCAGATTCATATTCTTTCATCTGATCCATGATCTGATAGTTCATAAAATTTTTAACTCTTTGTGACTGCATTTCTTTTTGTGGGTCTGATTTTCCCATGACCATAGTTCTAACAGGTCCGTCTGCAGGTAATAATTCTTTATAAGCTAGAGCTTGAAATTGCGTAACTGCTTCTGCAAGTACCGGGTGAGTTGCACCACTTGCTCCTTGGAAAGGTTCAGTTCTGTTTGTGTATTTAAATCCTAATAAATCTAAACCATTAATGTAAGATCTTTCCCAATCTTTACGAGACATTTTATATTCCATGTAATCGTTTTGTAACTGATTACCAATTTCATCAGTATCATCTTCGGGAAGTAATTCATTTAAATTTGCAAAGTGATCTCCGCCATCTTCAGGCATATCAACTTTTGAAGGATCAAAATCAATTGTAGCTCCTTCTTCGTCTTCAGTAATTTCTACAGGACCGTTTCCAGTGTCTTCAATCTCCTCAACGTTAACCTCTTCTGCAACAATATTTTCAGGTCGTTCGTTAGGGAGAGCTTTATCTATATCTGCCATATATTTTCTCCTATGCTTTCTTAACTTGTTTTGGTGGTAATTTCAACCCCTGTGATAGAGGTCCCTTTTTAGGGGGCACTGCCCACCATTTAAATGCAGGATTCTTAGCTGCAAGTGTTGGGTTTTTCTTATTTTGTGTTTTATTTTTTTTTATTGACATTTAGACTAGCTATGCCTCCTTCCATAAATCCGTAATTACTTGGATATGATCCCATATAATTTCTTACATCTGGATTTTGTAACATAAGTTCTCGTATTCTTGCAGATCTTTTTTCATCACCTTTTCTACTTTGTAGTGGGTTATCTACAGACTGTAATTGTGCAAGTTCGTTTCTTCTTAATCCTTCTGCTAAAGTTGATGCTCCTTGTGCAAAAGGCATTGTTCCATCTTCTTTAGTTGTAAAGTAATTTTCTAATCCACCTACTTTATTAGTTCTAAAATAATCTTGATTTTCTGCTTGTGCCTTATCTAGTTGGGTATCTAATTGAAAAGCTTGATCAGGAAAAAACTCAGGATTAACTTGTTCATTTAATGTGTTATCTTCAATTTTTTTCTCTAAGTCTTTTATATTATCATAGTTTTAAAACCTGTTTGCATATCACTCATCATAGACTCAAAGTATTTTATTT